TGGGGTTGCCATACCAGATATCTATTCTGGTCCAGCTCAAGTTAGAAAACTTCGTAAGAAAACCCTTGCTCGACTTGCAAAGGAAGAGAAGCGATTAGAGAAGCAAACAAGGCAGTTAATAGGACTCGGTACTGCAAAGAAAAAAGACAAGAAAAAGATTCTAATGCAACATGATGCGCTTAAAGAAGTCTTTGTCGGTGCCAAAGGTGGAATAGTTCGTGGTACACGGGCGCAGGTTCGTGGCCGTAGATTTAGTGGAGTGTATTGATATGGCTGATAACAAGAGACAAGAAAGGGCTGCAGAAATGAAAGAACAAGAAAGGGCTGCAGAAATGAGAAAAGAAGGTGCCGGCGCTTCCCTTGCACAACAGTTACAAATAGACGAAGACCTAGAAATGTCTGCAGAAACAATAGAAGAACTTAAACGACAGCTACGATATGAAGAACAAGATAAAAAAACGGACGAGGCAGAAAGGAGGTTTAGAGAGCGGCAAATTAGGAAAAAGGAAGGTGGCTCTGTAACATTTGAAGGTGGTGCTGTTAACAAAAGTCGAGGCACTGGAGCAGCGGAAACAGGTACTGGTTTTCAAGGAGTATTTTAAGATGGCACACGAAAGAACTATATCTAGGGCAGATCAGAGACTTCTTAGAGAAAGGATGTTAGGAGAAAGCGGAAGAACTATATCTAGGGCGGATCAGAGACTTCTTAGAAAAAGGATGTTAGGCGAAGGCGAAAGAACCATGTCCGATGCAGATAGAAGCGCGATTCTAGAAGCGTATATAACACGAAATGATGGCGGAATCGCCAAAAAAACGAGGAATTTCTAATGCCAGGAGGAGTTGTTTATCCGACCATGGAGTTGGCCCAGGGATACGCGGACGAAATTGGCGCCCCTTATGGAGATATTATGCCGGTAGAGGGTGGTTTCAGTGTCGCTATGTCCAATGTGGATGAATTGGGCTATATGCATGGTGGAATGTCAGAAATGAAGCCGAAAAAGGTGAAATATTCCACGGGAGGTGCTATAAAGGGCAGGAATTTCTCTGGAACATACTAAATAATGGCAGATCCCACCACTTTTGCCTATGTTGTACTCAAAGCCATCCAAGATCGAATCATGCTGACCCAGGCAGCTATTTTGCAGGGAAGGCCCAAGGATTTTATGGACTACTGTGATTTGACCGGGGAATTAAGGGGCCTTGAGTTCGCAGAACAAGAAGTAAAAGACGCTTTACAATCGTCGGAGGAAGAATGAGCACGTTATATGTTCCGGATTACGTGGCAAAAGAAGAAGAAGTAAAAATTTCTTATGTTTCAGATGCTTATGTGGATCAAGAAGACAAGGTTTTGGAGCCTTCTCTTCTTGATAAAGCCTTAAAAGACCGGCTTTATGCGGGAAAGGCTACCACAGACGGTGGCATCCATATTCCAGATACTACTCGAAGTCGTGAAGCCTTGGCGACGGTAGTCGCCTATGTATTAAGAGTAGGACCGTTGGCCTACAAGGATTCTTATAAATTTAGTAAATATGGTGGGGGGATTTTAAATAAGGTCTTGATGTTTTTCAGGTTATTTAAACCTCGCCCATGGTGTAAGGAGGGTCAATGGATATGCATTGGCCGTTATGCAGGTTCTCGATTCAATATAGATGGAGGAGAAGTCCGCATCATTAACGATGATGAAGTCATCGCAACTATTATCGAACCTGATGATATTAAACATGTCTAGAGAGGAGAAAGCCATGATGGAGATCACGGCATGCCCGAGGAACAAGATATTGAAGTAGGTGATTCTGAAGAATCTGCTGTCGATGTGGCTATTTCTGATGAGAATGAGCAGGGAAAACCAGTCCAGCAACCTTTAGACCTTTCTCAGAAACAAGATATTGTTGTCAAGGAAGAAGAAGAACTTGACGAATATAGCGATAGGGTTAAAAACCGCATTGATCAGCTAACCAATCGCTTTCGAGAAGAAGAACGCCAGAAACAGACCGCTGTCCAGTTTGCGGAAAACGTGCGTCTGGAAAATGACTCCCTGAAGCAACGACTGGGTTCCTTGGACAGAGGCTACCAGGAACAGTTTGGTGGGCGAGTTACTTCTGAAATTGACTCAGTCAAGAAAAACCTGAAGGACGCACATGAGAGCGGTGATATAGACAAAGTAGTCGAGGCCCAAGAGTCTATGGCTAATTTGGCTTATCAAAAGGGTCGATTGGAAGCGGTTCAAGGTGAAACAGCCGCCCAAGACGCCCAAGCCCAAGCCGCTTACGCCCAAGCTGCTGCCCAGCCTGCTGCCCAGCCTGTTGCCCAACCTGCTCCAATACCTCCTGATCCAAAAGCCCAGGATTGGGCTTCTCGTAATGATTGGTTTGGCCAGGATGACGTAATGACCTACGCAGCTTTCGGATTGCATCGTAGGTTAGTGGAAGATGAAGGATTTGACCCACAGTCCGATGCGTATTATTCTGAACTTGACAAGCGGCTTGTGACCGAGTTTCCACATAAACTTGGACACAGGTCTCAGTCGAACGGGGGAGGTAGAAAGGTAGCGTCAGCTGAAGCCTCCGCATCCCGCAAAAAAAGTGGACGTAAAACTGTGCGATTGACACCTTCACAGGTTGCGATTGCCAAGAGGTTAGGAGTACCTCTTGAAGAATATGCAAAATATGTGTGAAGGGTTAATTATGGAAAAAACAGAGACCACAGCTCGCCAAAAGTCTGCTAGGACGCCCCGTGCCGATCAAACCCGTGCAACGCAAGCACGCACTGAACCGTGGAAGCCACCATCCATGTTGGATGCGCCGACTCCTCCGGAAGGTTACAAACATCGATGGATTAGGTCCGAAGTTATGGGTTTTGATGACCGTAAAAACGTGGCGGCTCGTTCCCGTGAGGGATATGAGTTGGTGCGTGGTGATGAATACCCTGACTTTGATATCCCAACCGTCGAAGATGGTAAACATGCCGGTGTTATTGGTATTGGCGGCTTGCTTCTTGCAAGGGTTCCGATTGAAATCGTTGAAGAACGCAGCACGTATTTCCGGGGCATGACCCGCGATCAAATGACGGCTGTTGATAACGACTTAGCGCGTGAACAACATCCTGCAATGCCTATCATTAAACCTGACAGGCAAACTAGCGTAACTTTTGGAGGCCCTCTAAAAGAAGAGGGCTAGGAGTGAGAACGAATGGCTAATATCAATGGAGCTTTCGGCCTTCGTCCTATGTCTAAACTAGGACAAGGCACTAACTCCACTGGTACGACTGGCTATACTCCCTATGAAATTGCAAACGGCAACTCAACTGCTATTTACCAAGGCTCACCAGTTATCCCCCTCTCTACGGGATATATTTCACTGGTAGGTGCTGCGGCAGGTGGTACTGTGAGTTTGGTGGGCGCTTTCATGGGGTGTAAGTATGTATCTAGCACCACCGGGAAACCTATTTGGTCCAATTATTGGCCAGGGTCCGGTGCGGACAGCAATCATCCTGTAGAAGCTTTTGTCGCTGATGATCCAGATCAATTATTCTTAATTGCAACGGACGCATCGTGGACAAGTAAAGCTACTGCAAGGGCTGCTGTTTTCGCTAATGCGAACTTTTCCAGTGGTACAAGTGGGTCCACCACAACTGGCATGGCGTCGGCAGCACTTGCTATCAGCACGATTGCAACCACGAACTCCTTAAATATGAGGATCATGGGATGGGTCGATGACCCAAGCAACGCTGATTTTGCATCTTCCGGCATTGGTGCCATCGTAAGGTTGAACAACAGTTTTAATGCACCTACGGGTAGCATTGCTGCTGGTACACCTTCGACAACCGGCGTATAGGAGGGCTGAGCAATGGCTATTAGCAGAGCACAACTCGCTAAAGAACTTGAGCCTGGCCTGAATGCCCTTTTTGGGATGGAATACGCCAGGTATGACGACCAAGCAAGCGAAATTTATGAGACGGAATCTTCAGAACGAGCTTTTGAAGAAGAAGTCATGCTTTCTGGCTTTGGCGCTGCGCCAGTTAAGTCGGAAGGTACAGCGGTTTCGTTTGATGACGCATCAGAAGCTTATACCGCAAGGTATACGCATGAGACTATCGCGCTTGCCTTCAGTATCACTGAAGAAGCAATCGAAGATAATCTCTATGATCGTCTTGCTTCACGCTACACGAAAGCATTAGCTCGTAGCATGGCCAACACCAAACAGGTGAAGGGCGCTGCTACGTTGAACAACGCTTTTGATAGCACTTTTACAGGCGGCGACGGCATAGAGCTGTGTGCTACTGACCATCCTTTGGTGAGCGGTAACACACTTCGCAATGAGCCTTCCACCGCTTCTGACCTGAACGAAACCAGTCTTGAAAACGCTCTTATCGATATAGCAGCTTATGTTGATGAGCGTGGACTCAAGGTCTCGATTCGTGGACTCAAACTTATTGTTCCGCCGGCATTACAATTTGTCTCGGATCGGTTGTTAGAATCCACTCTTCGTCCAGGCACGGCTGACAACGATATCAATGCTTCTCGCAACATGGGAATGTTGCCGAGAGGTTACGTTGTCAACCACTATCTTACGGATACGGATGCATGGTTCATCAAAACGGATGCCCCTCGAGGTTTTATCCATTTTGAGCGCATGCCCATGTCCACTAAGATGGAAGGAGACTTCGATACAGGCAATGTTAGGTTTAAGGCCCGTGAGCGTTACAGCTACGGATACTCAGACCCGCGTTGTGTATTTGGTTCTCCTGGAGCGTAAGACCTTCTTCCAGAGAGGGGGGATTTCCCTTCCCCCTCTCTGCTCTTTCTGGGAAGCATAGTTCTAGCGACTGACCCAGCAGACGCTTACCTGACGCTAGAACGAAACCTTGGTAAGGAGGTGCCTTCATGGGTACGACACGTTTTTCTGGACCCCTTATGTACAGTGGTCATGGCAGTGATTCCAGTGCGCTTGGATCCTGGTTCCGTAACTTTCCCCTTCAATGTAACCCTGATTATGTCGTCAAAATGGACGATTTTATTGGTATTGATATCGATGATACCGATGACTGGACTAAAGCTGTCCTGAATTCCGGTACGTTGACCTTGTTGGCTGATCATGTAGGTGGTTGGGCCAAGTCCACGGGTGACGGCTCGACAGATAATTCTGGCGGCTCTATTCAAGGCAATGAGATTTTCATGGTCGAAGCCAGTAAGAAAATCTTTTTTGAGGCCACTTGTGCGGTTGCCGATGCAGACGACATGGATATGTTCGTCGGCTTGGCAGAAAACGGCACATTTGCTACGGGTGTGCCTTTCACGGCAAATAACCAAATTGGTTTTCTGCTGGTTGAAGGTGCGGCTGACATTTATGCTAACTGCGATTCCGGTGGAACAGAAACCAAAACTGACACCGGGATAGATTTTGCGGATGGCGCAGAATCAAGTTCCAGCATAACTAATACCCGACGTTTGGGTTTTGTTGCGACAGGAACAGGCAATGTTCAGTTTTATGTAGATAGGAAGCTTGTCACCACAACGACGGGCAATATACCTACTTCTGCATTGACGCCTTGGTTTTGTGCCATGTCTGGAACCACGACTGCGGATGCTGCCTGGTGTGATTACATCCTGGTAGCTGCACAGCGTGTCACAGATGGCATGACACAATTCAATGACCAACCGTAAGAGGTGACCTATGGAGAAGACTAAATCTTCTATCAAAAAAGCCTCTTCTAAAAAAGCTTCAGACCAGCCTGGGATTGAAGATCGTTATAAGAAGGAGCTACCTCCTCCATGGACCGCTAAGTACAAGGCGATGGTCATGAGCGGTCTCATTAAAGTAAAGGAGTAGGCTATGGCTGATACCATTACAAACAAAACGATCCAAGATGGCCCTCGTATTTTTGTAAGTTCTTTTAATTGGACTTATGTAGATACAGGGGAAGCAGCCGTTTTAAAAGTTGATGTTTCAGCTCTGTCCACTTATCCGGGTGGAGCTGGAACCTCTTGTACTGACGTTCGTATCAATAAAGTCTGGTTTTCCACGGTTGGTGTGTCTGTAAAAATCCTTTGGGATGCAAGTACAGATGTTATGGCTTTGGAACTTCCTACAAACTACCAGGGAATGCTTGATTTTTCGTCTTTTGGAGGCTTAGTCAATACTGCTTCAAGCCCTACCGGGGATATCCGATTCACTACAGTTGGACATGGCTCTGGCGATACTTATTCGATAGTTCTTGAATGCATAAAGGAATTCTAAAGTGCCACAACAGGACACTACTCGTAAAAATGAGTTGGAGCTTGTTTCGATACGCGGTGAAATTAAGCTGTTGTCCGAGAGAATAGAATCTTTAAAAACGAATGACCTATCTCATTTACAACATTCCATAGATAACATTTACAAAATTCTATGGGGCGTTGCAATTTTGGTACTTGGTCAACTTGCAATAGGACTTAGAATCGCTATCTGGAGTTAATATGAAGGATAGTTGAGGAGACAAATATGGCAACTTCTGGATCGGTTGATTTTAATCTGGACATGGCCGACATCACGGAGGAAGCCTTTGAGAGATGCGGCCTTGAACTTCGTACTGGCTATGACGCAAAAACGGCTCGTAGGTCACTCAATTTGCTTTTTGCAGATTGGGCTAATCGTGGTCTTAATCTATGGACCATTGATGAAATAACGCAAACCGCAGCCCAGTTATCCACTTCTTCTGCAGTTGCAACCTATCCCATAGGTACGATTACCCTTACCGTAGGCGCATCAGGAAGCTTTAGTGTGGGTGAAACCATTACTGGAGGCACCAGTAGCGTTACCGCAGAAATAATTACGCTTCCTTCTGGCACCACCATGACTATTACGGTGCCAAGCGGTACATTTACTGCTTCTGAAACCATTACAGGTTCCTCGAGTTCCGCAACTACTACCGTATCGTCTGTCCCAAGTTTGGCAGATGTCCAGGCGACAGTGGACATTTTAGAAATGGTGATTCGACGGGATGGTGAAGATATTTCTATGTCTCGAATAAGTCGTTCTCAGTTTCTCAATATACCTAAGAAAACGACACAGGGACGACCTACGCAGTTTTATGTAGCTCGACAGATTACGCCCACTATTACCGTTTGGCCTGTACCGGAAAATTCCACCGATTCGTTGATTTATTATCGTATTAAGCGAATTCAGGATGCCGATGCTGGAGTGGACAACGCAGATATACCGTTTAGATTCTTACCGTGTCTGGTGGCAGGATTGGCGTATCAAATTGCAATGAAAAAATCGCCACAACGAGTGCAGGTTTTAAAAATGGTGTATGAGGAAGAATTTGAACGTGCGGCTTCCCAGGATATTGATCATGGGGTGTCTTTACGTTTGGTTCCGACTTATCAATCATTGAGGGTTTGACCATGGCATACAATGAAGAAGCATTGGCAAGGTACATGTTAGAGACAGGGAAGGTTCCACAGGAAGGAGAGGTTTTCTTCAGTTCTGCAGGTGAACTCTATGAGACGCAATCTGAAGAAGGGCTAGAAGCAATGCGTGCTGAATTAGAGCTTTTAGATTATGAAGAAAAGAAAAAACGGTTGGGAAGTAAACAGCTCTCACGTCAAAGAGGCTGGGAACCATCAATGGAAGGTGCTGGAACCATTGATGAGCGTCGTGCGCCCAGAGTCCCAGAAGAACCGCCCCTTACGCTTGGGAAAATAGCAAGGGCTATGCTTATTGGATCAACAACAGAGGAGGGTTTGCCCGTACCTGGGGCGTTAGGAGTTATTCCTGCGGTTAGAGCAGCGCAGGGTGCGCGGGCTGTAGCGTCAAGCATACCCCGTGGAGTAGTGACGAAAGCAGGAGAACTTTATAGATATTTACGAGGACGACCAATACCAGAACCCCGTATGCCTCGTCCAGAATATCATGTTCCGCCGAGAGCCGACCGAACACAAGCTCGCATAAAGCCTGATGTAAGAACACGGAAAAAGCCTAAAAATCCAACAGAAGCGGAGTTGCAAGCCTATCGAGAAGGTACCATTACAAGAGAAGAGCTTTTTGGTGGACCAACTTTTAAAAAAGGTGGTCTAGCTCGTAAAAAAAATATCGATGGAAAAGCCACTCAAGGCAGAACTGACCCGAAGTATTTCTAAATGGCTGAAACACGAAAAGGGAGAATAAAGCTTCTTGACCGACCTTTCAGAGAAGGTCGTGTTGAGGCTTCTATAGAAGGCGATACAAGACCTTTATGGAAGGGATTTAGAGCGAGCTTAGATTATTCCACGCCCAATAAAAGGGGTGGTTCCAGAAGGGTTGGACTTACATATCATTCAGATGATGATTCAATTGGTGGGGCCATCGAATGGAGATTTAAAAAAGGTGGCCTAGTTCGTAATATCGATGGAAAAGCCACTCAAGGCAGAACTAACCCGAAGTATTTTTAAATGGCACGTTACGCAAGTGGAAAACATG